CTTCTGTTCCAAGAAATGTAACCCCCGATAAAAATGGAAGGGGGGTCTGGAGGATTTCAGCCCGTTTGTTCGCCCGAAAAATTATCGAAAATTTGTTTTTTAATTTTTTATTTTCTTGAATTTTGCAAATTTGTTTTCTGATTTCATTTTGTCAAGTTTGTTCATCGCTTTGATGAGTTGACTCACATCTCGACCTTGCTTAGACAGTCTCTGCATGCATGTGTCTCGGTCAGTGTCGATGAGTATGTGTTCGACCTCTCGACTAGCAAGCAACGTGTCTAGCTTCTCATCTGGATATGTCATGACTAACCATACATGGTCGAAGGTCTGCTCTGCTTTAAGCTTCCGCAGTATCAGCTCATAGATTAGCTGCACATAATCATTGGCGTCTATATTGCCCTGATGTAATGGCAGGCCTGTTAAGGCCGTCATTAGGTGGTCGTAATCATAGACGAGGTCATGCTGTCCTTGATGCCGCTTGACGTATGTTGACTTGCCACTTGCTGGATAGCCAACGATTACTGTAATCTTCATGGCTCGATGTTGTCCCTTCTTACGCTTGGTTGTCTCACGTCTCGTCTTCCAGTAGTGGCAATCCCTGCATAAAGCCTGCAGATTATCCGCATTCGTGCGGTCTTCCCAGTCATCTTCGCTTGGAACAATATGATCAACCAATGAGGCTTGCAGACCACAGCGTTGGCATAAACTGTTGTCTCTAATCAATATCTGCTCACGCAGCTGCTTCCATTCATTACTGTGATAGAACCTAAGGTAGTCCGACTGCTGCTCATTCCGCACACGGTTGTACTGCCTATCCGCCTCCGATCTAACACGAGCATTGGCATCAACCAATTGTGGTCTACCATTTATAAAGGCAAGCTTCTTACTTGGCATGGGCATCTCCCGTATACGATGTGTTAGTCATCTTTATCAGTGATCGAGCGTTCCCCGGTCTTGATCTCCTTAGGCACGTTCTTACCGTCATGTTCATAATGCTGAATGACAAGCTTTTGCCGATAGTTGCTCAGTGCTTTGTCTAGCTCTGCAATGAATGACTTGCTGAATTTGGGATTATCAGACAGCGTGACGCCTTTTAGTTTTGTCATGATTTCCCCTCCGTGTATTGTTTGATCTTGTCAACCTGAAAGTCGCACCACGTTTCGTGGGTACCGTTCGCTTTATATACCGTTACGACTGGGAACGATTGATAGCCACATTTACGGAACCGTTCAATGTCACGCTCGTCGGCTGTAATGGTTGACACCGGCATGACCTGCTTTAGCTTCATCGCTGTGTGGCGACACTTTTGACAGCCCGGCTTCGTATAGATAATTGCGTTCATGTGTTTCTCTTCTCTCGATAGTTTCTCAATGATCCGAAATTCAACATCGTACATATTTCCGTAGTCAGTGTTCCATACTCTAGTCATCGGGGTCGCCCGCCCATTCAAAAGAAAAGCCATGGCAGTGCTTACGCTTGCCGTGAAGGCACGTAGACACGTTCCCTCTGCTTAGCCCGAGGAGTTCCGCTGCTTTTGTTGCACTGCTAAAGAAATAGCGATGCCCCGAACTAGTTATTGCGTAAATTGGCCGTTCAAGTGCTTCTGCTATGCGCTTTCCGTGAGTGCCGTACCTGTTGTTGTAAAGCACTGTGCACCATTCAATGTTTTCCACTCGGTTATTGCTTGGGTTCTCGTCCCTGTGATTAATAGCCGGATATCCGTTTTGGTTTGGTATGAACGTAGTGGCTACGAGACGGTGAACCCACCATTTTTTAGCGTTCCCGTCTCGATATAGAGTTACCATGTGATATCCGCGGCTATTGCACCAGTCTGCGAGCGTTCTTCCGTTTGTGAATCGGCCATACTTATCTTTATGAGCAAGGCTTCTCACCCTTCCCATGTTGCTGACTTGATATAGACCTTCGTAACCTTCAATGTCTTTCCAGATTTCCTTTTCGCTCATGATAATCACCTCTCAAACGTAATATATGGCTGTCGTATTGTGATCCGAATATTCGACCAGCTCAAACGTTTTGTGGGCAACAACCCCGAGGTCATCAGTCCAGCGGTCATTAGGTTTCCGCGTTGATACTTGACGCTGAACGAATCCGCCTAGGTCTTTGCTCATCTCTGAATGGAGATGCCCCGTGAACAGTTCGCGATTCTGTGCTGTGCCTAACATGAAGCCGAACTCATCAAGATACTTCGCAAGGTAGTTGTTCTTGCCCTTGTCACCATGAGTTGCGCCAATGAAGTTGTGTCCTAACATTGCGCCTTTGTAATGCTTCAGTGATATGTCCCAAGTGATGTTCGGCTGGTTGCTGTAGGCACGTTTCAATAGACGTGCGAACATATACCCAACTGATGGATCATGATTACCGGCACAATACATGACCTCACACTCATTGGCATTCTTAATGATTGCTTCAATCAGTGTCTCGAAGTATTGCTCCATTTCGTTCACAGTCTCGCCTAGGTCAGTTGTTTCGAGCTGTGTGCCCTTTGCTGTGGTCGAGTTGATATTATCCACATGAGCAAGATCACCGCCCAGAATGAGCAATATTTTGGCGTAGTGGCCGCGTTGAATGATCTCTAGTTGCCGTTTAAGCGATTCAGCATATAGGTCGAATGTGTGGCCGTTGAAATGTGTATCAAAAGCAGGAATGACCAAATAGCGATCTGATTCCACAAAAATAGGAGCCTTAGCTTGATACGGCTCCTTGTGTGTGATGATGTCATTCATCAATGATTCATATTGTTCTGCTTCAACTAGCGGCCTGATTTGTATCTTGCTTTGATACAATGTCGCTTCAGGCGTCTGCTTCCAAAAATTGCTTGTGGCACGTACAAGCTCCCACTTGGTGTAATCATACCCGTGAGCTTCTAAAACCTCTCTAGGCGTCATTTTGTGACCCCTGACAACTTTTAGAATGGTTTCACTGGACTGTGTGCCGTCTGAATCGTATTCATTCTTTAGCGGTTTTTGGAACTCGATGCCAAGCCGTTTTGCTTTGCCCTGAAGCGCATCATAGCTAATCCCGAGTTTGTCGGCTGTCTCGCGTCTGGTAAAGCCTTCAGAGGCGAGCTTCCTAATGTCACTGATTTGTCCATCTGTCCATTGCATCTACTCGCCTCCTAAATTATGTATAAAAATAGCACCTCACCTTAGCGAAGTGCCATAGTCCGGTGCCTACTCCTGAACTGATTGATTCGACATCTACCTGAGATAGGGTTTACCAGACTTGTTCCTATGTGAGAGATGGGAATCGAACCCACGCATTGTCCGCCTGATGACGGGACGCTTTTCCACTTAGCTACTCTCACTACTTGTTGACACGAATCCTAGATACCGCGCTAGGCCGCTAACGACAGATCTGTCATCCGGTGTAAGCGTGTCTTCTTACACTGGCCATTTTTGTTTGCTCGCTCGCCCATTGTCAGCTAGGGTCATCGCAAGCTGTGTCCGGTCGCTAAACTGGACAAAGAGATGTGCCACGACCTACCGTGGCTGGTCCCGCTCAACCGGGCATCTCAGCCTCTAAGGAGGCATATAAGATCACCCTGCTACTCATCGTCATGGTAGGCGTATCGGGACGTAGTGACGGTAACTACTCCGTCACAGACCTTCACGGGTGAAATGTGGCATGCGGGAATCGAACCCGCCTGACTATCTCAGCCAGTCCTCATTGCCACGCCTTGCCACAGTTTTATCATCACCATGGCTCGGAGGAAAAATGCGGTGTCTCAGGTTTCTCACCTTTGGCACAATACAATCATATGACGGAAAAACAGTTGAAATGTCTCACAAAGGTCTCATCTCGATTTCAACCAATGGACAAATCTCGGCGAATGCAATTAGCGCTTCTCGTTTTGTTCGATAATACTGGGCTTTTGATAAAAACAGCTTGTCCATTATTTGCTTGTCACTATATCGTTTGGTTAAGTAAGAGCTTGTTAGTATAATCCGATGATTCTCTGATTCCAGAGATTCAATGGCACCTTCACAGCACGCTATATAGTACAGCTCGTCAGCGTGTGATACGAGTTTGTCCTCGGCTTTATTTCCATAGCTGGGTGACTTGGGCATGCCGTCCATCACGGGGCTTCTGAGCGCTATTTTGGTGCGTTGAGCGAGCCGCTTGTGATGCCAGTAGTTCCCCAAGACCTCTTTGGCGTTTTCAATTGTTTTGTCATGATCAATTGGGCTAAAATATCTCGTTGCTCGCACCACTGCGTCCACTCCTTATGGTATAATTAAATTTGTAAAAGTTTGGGGAAATGGCGTGCCGTAATGGTGCGCTTTTTTGATGCCTTAAACGTGCGTTCAACATGTGCGTTTGCTATACTGTCATTGGAGGCCAACTCCTAATATTTGATTTCATTCACTCTCAATCGTACGTTTGGCCTCCGGCGCGTCCTTCATCAGACGCGCTTTTTGTTTACGATCATTTTCCTCTTTTCCAGTTAGCCCACGGCCATATTGCAGCACCTGAGATTAGCAGCATGACGGCAATCATTACTTTCCCTCCAGTAGCTGATTGTCTTCAAAGATGTTGCCGATGACCTCACGACTTGTAATCTCGCTAAAAAGGCCAATTTCCTCTTGCTTTTTCTCATTTTCTATTAGCCATGATCCTTCCCGCATGATCACTTGTCCAATCGTCGGATCAGGATCGCCAATATTGTCCTCACCGGTGCGCACGATATCGCCTTCGTAGATTTCCCGCCCGTTCTTATCTTTCAAACCGGTATATTGCATTAACTCATAGTTATCTGCAAGTTGTAGTTCCGCATCATAGGCATATTCGATAAGGCTCCATAATCCGCTTGGACCCAAATTCATAGCGGCAACATCAACCATCACTTTGTCTTTTTTGTTCCACGCTCTGAACTTAATCTCTCGTTTCATTTCTCCGCCTCCAATTTCACGATTTCGCCGGTTTCCTCAACGCTCCAGACACCTAACACCCATGCACGAGCGAATGTGTTCTGATTGTTAGCGATCCAGTGATACTTCGTCTGGTTTAGGTCATCGAGCGGCGTATCAATGCGACTGACGGCATCTCTCAGGAAACCGAATAATGTGAACATCAGATTATATCTCTTTAGATACTCTCCTACCGCTTTCGGAATCACCGGCAGATCATCTGGCAAGGCGGCGTCATAGTCTTTCAGATAGGCTTGTTTGTCTTCGTTAGTAAGTTCTTCGCCAATTCCTTCACCGTCCAAGGCAATGTATGCATTTGCTAGTTCTTCGACTAAGTCCTCGAACACGTCCCGCTTAGTTTCATTGCTCATAGTGCACACCTCCAGCCGGTAGTTTCGAACATTGCATAGGAATCATCAGCGTTCTTCTTTTTTAAGTAATTAAGTTGAAGAACTGCTCGCTCACGGTTGAAGTAGATAGGCGATACACGGTGTGCATTCCCAAAATCAGACACCTTGGCCACGAAGTAACAAGCTCGTCCACCACTTTTTAGGTTCACTTCTTGTTTATTCATCGTCAGTCACCTCGTACGGATACATGTCTTCGTCATCGTAATAAACATTCATGGCAATTGTTTCTGCTTCTGCCTCACTCTTGAAGCGATAAAGAGGATCTCCCATTGTTACCGCGAAGTCTCCAATAACGGCCTTGTGGCGCTTAGACAAGTTGTCAAAGTAATAGTCAATGATACCGGCTTCTTCGCCTCTAACAACCCATGCCATCGTCAGTCACCTCTTCTTTCGTGAATCGTTCACCGTCTAGTCCATACTGTTGAAGCTCATAGTCTGAAAATTCATTATCAAGGCCTCCAGAAGTGTCACTTGCATGAACGTGTCCGTCACTGCCCTTGTAGTAATAACTTGTTTGAGTTTCGGGAACCCTTACTTTGTACTTCTTCTCCTTTGCCACGGTGTAGCCGTTGACATAAGCATTCATCAATAGACGAGAAGAAATATAGGATGCTGGGAAGTCACTTACACGCGCTTTTTCAACGAGTTTGGCTTGTTCCTTGGATAGTACTACTTTTTTAGGCTCCCCAATCAAAGTGACAACATGGCCGCCCTTATTATCAGCCACTTGTTCAGCTTGTTCCTTGCTAGGCGTTATAGGGTGATCTGAGGTGACTAATGACCAAAAACCAGTACTATCCGAAAAGTCCCAGTATTTGCCTTCATCATTCTTTACTGCGTACAGTTTTTCTTCGCTCATTTTTCGTCCTCCTTACAAAAGCGCCAAAGACATGGTGCTGAGCATTTTCTCTTTTGCCAGCCTGTACATATCCTTCTTAATTTCAAACCCAAAACAAGATCTGCCTAGTTCCGCAGCCGCTCTTAGCGTAGATCCACTACCAGCACACGGATCGATCACAACGTCACCCTGATCGGTGAACAGCTCGATCAGTCTTTTCAGCACTGGGATAGGCTTCTGTGTGGGATGAATCTTAGGATAGGTACTGTCCGTATCCCACCGGAACCAGTTGAATACCATCTGCCCATCATTGTTGAACTTCGGTAACTTGTCGCGGTATAAGACCACGGCGTACTCGGTAGCGCCCACGATCCTCATGTTGGCTTTCAGAGCCTGTGCCGACTGGTTTTTGATGAATATCAGCGGAAAACTGTGTTGGAACCCGTATTTCTCCCCATATTCGATAACCATCTGCATCTGTTGGAATGCGCAAAACACGATCATTGCTGGTGCCTTTCCGCGCTCTTTTGGTTCTTTGACTAGCATGTGACTGCAAAAATGCATGAACTCGGCAACGCGGAAATCAACGTCTGTATCGAAGAACGTCTTGCCAGCCTTACTGCTAGTGCCATTTTTGTCGTTCCCACCAACATACCAAGTTGGGTTTGACCCGTAGGCGTTGTTCCCAATGTTGTAAGGAATGTCAGCAATCACAAGCTGTGCCTTTGGAATACCGTATCGCTTAAAGTTCTGAAAGTGGTCGTTGTAGAGCTCGCACTTTGCTTCGCTCATTTTTCGTCCTCTCTCCCGTAAATATTCTTAACAAGTGCCACAGCTTTCAGATTGGCATATTCGTTTACGTTACCGTCCACATAATCGCCCATAGAAAGCAGCTTTTCTGCACGTTTTAGTGCTTCTTCGTAATTCATCTTTTTTTGCTTTGGTTCTACGGGCACTAGCTTGTAGTCCACATCTTCGTACATGACGCCTACGACCTTGCCAGTCTTTTTGCTGACGTAGATGTCATCGAATGTGTCGTCTCCTGTTTTCATCGTTTTCTCTTCTTTCCTAGTGGGTAACGTCTTATGTCGTTACGGAATGCTTGTCTGACAATGTTCAGGTCTGCTATCCATACCTCATACATTGGGTCTTTAAAACCGTTAATTTTGCCAATGTATCTGATTATGATTCCGAAGTCATATTTTCCGTGCTTGTCGAACATTTCCCCGGGGCGTTTTTACATACACCGGTATGAATTTGCTTGGTTCATGATATCTGTCAGTTTCTACTTCAGGTCTCATTGGCCAGCCTCCTAAAGCTGCTCTTCCGTGAACAGTCCTGTGTGATAGTCATATCTAGCAATCGTGACCGGTATCTTGTACCTGATCATGAACAGCAGCATTCGAAGTCTGGCATCGGTGGTCAAAGTCGCGTTTCCGCCTTTAACGTCAACAACCTTTGCAAGCTTTTCACCGTCATAAAAGCAGAAATCAGGCTTGTATTTTCTTGCCGAGTATCGTTTTCCATTGATCTTGAAGGCAGACAGAATCTCAAACGGCTCTTGCATCGTGATCTTCTGTGGCCTATTGCGTATCAGCATGTAGTAGGCGCCCTCTGCCTTGCTTGCGAATCGAATGCCATCGATCACAACCGGCTGCGCATTGTATTTGCCTTTGCGTCTCTTGCGAATACCCATTGCTAATGACTCACGACCTCTTCATGCCCGTTGTTACGACTCGGCAACTTAATCTCAAACTCGCTTGCAACCCGCTTCACGAACGTTGTTGACTTCCCAATCCGTTTTGCAACGTCAATCAGTGTGTCACATTGTGAGGCAGCTTCTGCAATTCCGCGCGCGTATTTGGCACGGGCTTCTTTTCGTTTTTTTGAAATCTTTTCAAGGCCATTGTTGACCGAAGTCTTCAAAGTATCGCTGTCATCAACACCGGCAACTGCCTGTTTCTCGACAATCGCTTTCTTTGATACAACAATCCGATTGTTGAACTCTTGCTTCTCGATTTTTGAGAATGCTTCGCTTTTCGAGATGTCTAGCATTGCTGAGTTTTCATAGCGCTTAAGCAACTCCGCTTTGAAGTCACGCCACACTTTGTCACCTTGCTTGTAAAAACGTACTGTTACTTTTGACATGCTTTTTCCTCCTGTCGAAGTTCGATGTATTCCTGCTCACTGATTGGCTGTTTTAGCTTATCGATCGATATATTCATGGCCTTTGCTATTTTCACGAGTGTTCCCGTCATTACCTCTTTGCCGTCAAGGAAGTTGGCAATCGTGATGCGACTAACACCAGCAATCAAGGCAAAACGATATATCGGTAAGCTAGGATGGACATCAATGAAGTTGCGAAGCCTCTCGCGTGCCCAATCTTGGCCTTCGTTGTTGGCATTGCTCTGGTATCCAATCATGCCATTGCCTCCTGTTCAATGCTTCGCGTCAGTGAAAAGTCAAGCGTTGCGAATGCTTCGCCAATCCATAGCAAGCGGCTCAGGCTTCCTAATACATCACCGTCAACACGAACTCTTTTTTCTGCTTCAAGGATCATGTGCCTATCGGCGTAAATAATGGCTTGTACGAGCATTACAATGTCTTTCCACTGTGCTTTAGTAATGTCTAAAACACCGTCATCATAGTCACGTTCAAGATCCTTTATTGATCGCCTGAAGATTGTTTCACATGCCTGTAAGCGTTCATCCAACTGTTGCAAATATCTATTCGTCATTTCTTCGGCTGTCACGATCTTTTCCCCCTTACGTCTTTCAAATCTTCAAAGTTGAGTGTGCATTCTTTAGATTTAGGAATGAGGCGGCTAATGAGCTTGCTGTTGTACATGTGCTCAAGCTCGCTCATCTCGTTGTTCGTTGTGATAATTGTTGATAGACGAGGCCTGTTGTACTCAAAATCAAGACGGGCATTCGCAACACGGTACATCAGCTCTTGCATATCACGTCTGACGGGCTTGATGTCGAGTTTCATGCCGCCTTCAGTCCCGAAGTCGTCCAACAACAGCACGTCAGCCTCTTTCATTGCGCGCTCAATGCCTGTCAAACGCTTGCGAACGTCTGGCGCGTCGTATTGCAAGCCCATGAGGTTGCTTAGCTCTGCCGTTGATATAAACAGCCCTGACTGGCCTTCATCTCGTAGACTTGTCAGCATCGCCAAAGCGAGCGATGTCTTGCCTGTTCCACGCGGTCCAAACAAAATCACGTTTTCAGGCGTTTCTTGCATTTGTTTTGCCAACTTGTATGCCCTATTTCCCAGATCTCTTGATTTCTGCAAATCCGTTTGTAATTCAGGCCGCCATTTTTCGAACGTAAACTTGGCCGGAACGTCACCCGGAAAGACTGAGTAGCGATAAATGGCACGTGCCTTTTTACGGTTCAATGCGGCCATAGAGCGTTCGTAGAAGCGTCGTTCAATCTCGGCATGAGTTGGCAGCTTGCTAACGTCCATTCCACGCTTGTCAATGATTTCTTGAATGTCACGATGAGTAAACATGCCTTTAGTCTTCTCCATATCCCCAGTTTTCCTTTCTAGGCCTGTTCGAATTAAGCCGGTTTGCGGTATAGTTGCGGTTGGCCTGTGCCGCCATCATGTCAAATTTAGATCGCAGTTTTGCCGCGCTTAGAATGTTTGCTTGCCAGAATGAATTGAACTGACACCAGTCAATCATCTTGTGAATCTTTTCAAACGAGCGATGATCCAGTTGGTTCATCTTTCGGATGTCGTCAGCCCATGTCTGCAAGTTTGGTTTTCTATGCTCAGGGTTGTTGCCTTTGATTTTTTCCCAGAGGTAGACAGCTTCGATCATTTCAGGCGAGTCGTCGGCATATTCCCGCTTGCGGGAATGCTGACTATCTTCTTTCTTTTCATTCTTTTCATTCTTATCATTCTTGTATGTGGACAAGTGATGGACAGTTGATGGACAGTCGATGGACACTTGCTGGTCATTGCTTTGATATATACCGTAGTTAATCACAGTGATGACGCTGTATTTGCTGTTAGATTTGATGGACAACATTTGTTCTTTTTCAAACTGCTTTATCCATCTCCATAACGTACGTGCGACAACGCGATGGTCACGGCTTACGCCTTCATTGAACTCAAGCGCCAGTGCGTTGCGTCCCGTGACCAATTGACCGCTGGACAAGTCCACTTGCTGACCGTTAAACAAAAAGCGATGGTTCTCATGAGATGCTTTCATCAAAATAAGCAACCAAAGCTTCAACTGATTCGCGTCAGTCCATACGAAGGACTGGCGTATTTTTCGGTATACTTTTATCCAGCCTCCGTCTGCCATGTGATCACCTCAAATCAGAATGGAAGATCATCATCGCTGACATCGATTGGCTGACCGCTATTGGCAAATGGATCAGCTGTATTGGTTTGGCTTGCTTGTGCCGGTGTGCCGAAAGACGGATTAGAATTTGAAGAAGATTCATCTTTGCTATCTTTCCAACGGTGCTGAATCTGCGGGAAGGCCGTTGGCTCCCACTTCTTGATGTGCGGATATGTTTTACCGTTGTATTCTTCATTTTTGACGGTAACTTTAACGGCATGACCCGTGAAATCTGCAAGCATCGCCGCAAGATCAGCCCACTTCTTATGGTCTGGAATGCCGGCATTTTTGCCAATCATGAATAGGTATCCCATTGCATACTCTCCGGTGTCTTTCTTTGGATATTGGTTGTCGAAGATATGCTTGTCCTGATATTTCTGTGGAACGTCATTGCGTACGATTAGGTCGAACTTGATAAACTCGCGATCTTTGTAGTTATCAAATCCAAAGCGGTTAATAACGCATTCATATACACCATCTTGAATGTCGCCATTTCCTTCTGCTGCTTGTGAGTAGTCCATTGTGATAGCCATGTTTTAGTCCTCCTGTTTAATTGACTTTTCCTGATTTCCAAATTTGAATAGCTCTTTAATTGGCACTAAATTTCGATTGTCTAATCTGTTTTTAGCAAAGATTGCATCGGTTCCCTCGAGAATGACGCCACGGCCATCAGTCTTGGGATTAACTACCACGCGCCCTACAACGTCTGTCAGGCCTAATAGCCCGTCACGCACGCTGTCACGAATTGCTGGTGCATACTGGCTGAATGACTGGCCGGTTTCGCTTGTAACATCTCGTGTGTTCTCCCAAGCGGTTACTAGCACGTTTACTGGTGCGTCCATGAAGATCATGGTCATGATACGGGCAAAGTAATTTGTCCATCTTGAGTAATCCTGAAGCTCGTTGCCAATACCGTTTTTACTGTGCCTGCCCATCTCGACAAACCAGTCTTTTTCGAACGCTGATACGTTGTCGATCACCAGATTGTCATATCCGGAAACACGCTCATCCAGATTTTTCAGGAACTCTTTCCATTCTTCGCTTGGTTTGCTTCGGTCAAATGGCTGCACATCGATGTTCGGTGCACCCGATAGCACTTTTGAACTGTCATCGAGATCTAGCACGAGTGTTTTGCCATCAAGATTGCGAATGGCTGATGTTTTGCCGACGCCGGGCTTTCCATAAATCAAAACTCGCCAGTTCTTTGTTCGATCAATTGCAGATGCATGTTTAATTGGTTGCATCTACCGCACCCCCAGTCCGATGTTCTCAACCAGTCGCGCGTTTGGTACCTCGCGGCCAGCTTGTAGTGCTTTCTTCAAGTCAGCTTTGTTGACCATCAACGTGGTCTTAATGAACTCTGGTGGCAACTTATTCGGATCTTCTGGTGCTTCCACACTCACTGTTCTGCGTGTGTAAATGCTGAATAGTGGTGTATGAATGTGTTCACGACCAGTTTCAACCATCGCTTGCGCCAATCGTGATTTGATTGTCGCAGCGTTTTTCTTGGCACTTGTCTTTCGTTCTTGCAAACGCCTGATTTCAGCGTCGATTTCTTTGATGTCTGCTTCGACTGATTTATAGACTTTGACATAGCCAACCGCCTTATCATCAAAGTCGCCCTCAACCATTTCCATCGTGTCAGCAATAGCTTCTGGATCAGCCTTGCCACTTTCTGCCAGTCGTTGCAAACTGGTCAATTTGTCTGTTAAGTCGTATAATACTGACATCTAATATTTTCCTTTCTATCAGTCGTTGGTCTGGACGCCAGCGGCTTTTTTAATGGCTTGTTTGATAATGAAAAGTATTGCGTGTGCACCATCTTCTTGACCCATCGCATACGTTTGATGGGGGTCTGTATTGTTCGGGCCATAGTCAGTGGCAACCTTGTGATATGCCGCGATCTGGCGGTTCGCTTCGGCTATAATTCGTTTGTATTCCTCATTGTTCATCACGTCATCCCCTTAGTTTTGCTAGTCGTGCACGTAACTTCTCGTTCTCGGCAAGCAGCATCTTTGCAATTGGTGTGTGGTTGCCGCGCATAATGTCTAACGTCAATCTGTTGTGCTCTTTCAGCAAATCACCAATGGTACGTTCTGCTTCATTCAATCCACTGCCTCCAATTTCCGCTGTGGCCTAAGCAGTGACCAATGATCACGCCGAAGGCACCACCAATTAGTAAATATTCAATCATTATTTGCCCTTCTCTCTAAGCGACCTTGAAATCTCTGGGAACCATTTGTCGATGAATGTTCTCCACGGGCCGGCGTGAAACATATATCCCTTTTGACCAGGTGGTGGGTAATGGACGATCCTGTCCTCTAACACTTTTCGAAAGCGAGGTACATCGAGAATATTGTTAACGACCCATGTGTTGTTATGTCCTTTGATTAGACTAGCGGCCGTTGTTAGGTCCCAATATTCCATTCCTTCAAGCTGACGTTTTAGTTCTTGGTTCTCCTTGATCAGCTTTGCTTGCTCTTCTGCATCAACTGCCAAATATTTTTTGCTTGAAATCTGCTTATTTTCGACAATTTGTAACAGTTCCATGGCATTTCCTCCTTTCTTTCGACCTCCCCTTGGCAGATAATCAGGTTATCTAGTGATGGAAGGAGGTGATATAAATGGACTTGCCATACAAAAAAGTATTTGCTCCTACCAGTGGCAATATTGGCGCGGTGTTTTCTTCGAAAGATGTAGCAATTAAAAGTGCCTACTCATTCAAAGATGGAAATGAATTCTTTATGGTTCGTAATCTTATTGTTGATGGTAAAGAAGAGGTACTCGTTGAAAGAGCGTCCAACGTTCTTACCGTATGGAGCACTCTTCCTTTAGGAGACGAAAGCAAAGGTTCCTACAGTGTGGGTTAATTCTTCGTCCTCAATAACGATTGTCACCAGGTCTCCCGGTTTTACTGCTGGGGGAAATGGATAACTAGTGCGCCAAGTGTAAAGAGTTACCCCCGTGCTGCCCATATCAGTGCGGGGCTTTTTGTTTTCTTCGTTCATACTGTTATCTCCTTTTGCAGAAACTTGTTGATAAAATACTGCTGGCCTTTTCCGGTTACCTTGGTCGTCTTGGTGATTCGCACGCTACCATCTGGGTTCTGGAATGTGCGTTCCTTGATATCGAACAGGCCTAAGTCCATTGCTCGTTGTGTCGGCATGTTGCGGCGATCTCCACTGCCAATCAGATAGCCGTGATCTCGCAGCCAAGCGAACAGCCTATTCTGGCCAATATCCACACCGTTCTGGCGTATGAGCTTGGCTAAGTCACCGATGAGAATGCTCGTATGGCTGGTGGCTACTGCGTCTGCAAACAACGCTTTAGGCGCTTGAATCGCGATGGTTTGCTTCTGTTGCTCAATCTTTTCAGCTTGATTAGCTGCCAGCTTCAACGCTTCGGCATAGCTTCCCGGGATTGCATAACCCGTTCTGATCTGCGTTTCCATACTGTTAAAGGCTTGGATGTACTGAATCTTGAACTGAAGTGCTTTCTTACCGGTGAAGCCCATAGCCAGCAATGTAAAACCGTCACGATTCATGTAGTACATTGGGTATTGCTTACCACGGTTGTCATACGTTGCCTCGGCGAAGAATTTGGCGGCCGATTTTTCGGCTGCGAGATTGCTGATAGTTTCAAGAACATGTTTGTGGTCTTTACCGAATACTTCGGCCACATGCAAGCTGGTTGTCACCGCTTGTTTGTTGTGCACGATCACTAATTCGTTCATACCGTCATCCCCTTTCGTTCTCTATTGGGAACGTTATCCGTAAAAAAAAGATCCAGTTGATTGGCGCCGTATCCCAAAATGCTTGCCATTTTTACTAATTCGGTAGCGCTAATTGTTGTAATACCGTTCTCACGTTTAGCGTACGAAGAGCGGGTATGCCATCCCATAGCTTTCGCCATTTCGTCTTGGTTCATTCCTTTTGCGATACGTTCAGCGCGAAGACGTTTTAAATTTAGTGTCATTGTACTGCCTCCTTTCGTTTCCTTTTGGGAACATCTAAAGAATATCATCCGTGTTCCCATGTGTCAACGATTATTTCAAAAAAATATTCAGATATTGTTTTTTTGTGCCCCTATTGTGCGCAATCGGGAACGGTGTTAAAATAATTTTTGAGGTGAGATACATGAAAACAAATGATGAAATAATCAAGACTTTGAATGATCTTCGCAACCGCGAAGGGATTTCAATCAGTGAACTAGCACGCCGTGTTGACATGGCAAAATCGTCTGTGTCTCGCTACTTCAATGGAACGCGTGAGTTTCCATTAAACTATGTGGATAAATTTGCAAGTGCTCTACATACAACTCCGGAAAGCCTAATAGGAGTTTCTCCTGTAGATTCTTTTAAAGTCAAAAAACTAAATGTTCATTCTTATCCATACATTCCCGCCGAGATATCTGCTGGAATCTTGTGCAACGTCGATCCGCTAACTTCAGATGACGTTGAAACAATTCAACTACCGGATAGCGTTATGGGAAGATATGCCGGAGACAGTAGCATATTGATGATGCACGTTAATGGCGAATCGATGAACCAAACAATTCCAGACGGCTCTTTAATAGCCGTCAAACAATACAGTGACATTCAAGACCTAAATGACGGGGACATTGTTGTGTTCGCAGATGATGGTGACTACGCAGTCAAATATTTCTATAATGATCGTCAAAAGCAGATTGTTACCTTCATTCCGGATTCAACTGACAAAAGATTTAGCCCCATCATGTACACCTATGAAGACCTTGAAGAAGAGAACATCAAGATCATTGGCAGGGTTGTCGTATACACAGTCGTTTTATAAAAAATAATCTCACGTCCAAACCCTGATCGACGTTAAAAGCTGAATTTTTTTGGAGGGGAATAATGAAACTACTTATCTTAATTGCCTTTTTAGGATCGCTCCTATTGGCTGCAATATTTGGCACATTGTCTATAGTTCAAAGAAAGGATCCGAGAAAACTAAAGCGGAACCTTATTATTACCGCATTGTCGGCGGTAGCATTTATTGCAATCTTTTTTTGGATTGGCACCTACTCGGGAGAAAGCAAGAGGTCAGCTGCGTCTAGTTCGTCTTCAAAAGCTGAATCGTCAAAGGTCGAGTCGTCACAAGATGATGATGACAGTTACGAAGACACTGATAGCGATGACTCTGATGATGAAGAATCATCAAGCACAGAAACATTCAACGCAGCTGACTATAACACTGGGATCACTTATGAACAGTTGGCACGGACTCCAGACGACTACAAGGGCAAGAATATCACTTTAACGGGCGAAGTTATTCAAGTCGTTGAGGGTGACGATGAAACTGATTTGCGTGTTGCAGTTGATGGTAATTATGACAATGTAATCATGGTCGGTTATGATCCAGATATTATGAACGGCTCTCGCATTCTAGAAAATGACAAGATTACCTTCTATGCTGAAAGCTTGGGTACCACCACTTACAAATCTACCATGGGTGGCAAAATCACAGTTCCATTGGCTTTGGCCAAGAAGATTGATGACGCCGGAACTGCTCCCGACGACTATGGTGATTAGTCCCTTTCCCCACGCAAGCGGCGTCCCCGTGCAAGCCGGAGAGTGGGGCTTGATACAAAATAAAAGGCGCCTACCCCACCGAATGGGTAGACGCCTTATAGATCCATGATTGTATGGTAGATGCAATAGCACCTGTCTGTATTGTATCACAAGGAGGTGTAAATGTGGCCAGTATTAGTAAACGTGGCAAAAAATGGCAATATCGTGTCTCTTACAAGGATAATGATGGAACACGCAAGTATGTCAACAAGGGTGGCTTCCCCTCAAAAAAAGCTGCTGATATAGCGGCAATCGAAGTCGAACGTCAGCATAATCGCGGTGCAAATTTGGATCTTAACAAGATAACGTTAATCGACTACTGGGACAAATGGATTGAGCTGTACAAATCTGGTAAGCATTCTCGTATCACCGAAGCCCGGTATAAAACAATTCGTAAACAGTTATTAGCCTACTGGGGCGAAAGCCGTGAACTAAAATCAATTTCAAAATCAGACTGGCAGGGATTTATCAATGAGTTTGGCAAAAAAAGGGCTAAAGATACAGTCAGCAAATTGAATGGCTATGTTCGCTCAATGGCTGATTCTGCCGTCGATGACCAAATAATATATACTAACTTCACTCATAACGTTGTCCTCACTGGTAATGAAGGCCAAGCAGGAATCATCAAATATTTGCAAGTAAAGGATTTGCGCAAGCTCGTCAATTACTGCCTAGAATTTGCAGACTACGATCATATTGCTTACTACATCATCGCAACTGGGGCACTGACCGGAGCTAGGTATTCTGAAGTTCTTGGGCTAACGTGGGATCATGTTGATCTTAAAAAGCGCGTTGTGCACATTACCAGAACGTGGGATCACAGATATGGCAGCGGCTTTGCTGCTACTAAGAACAAATCAAGTGTACGTGACATCGACATCACGAGAGAACTTGCAGACTTGCTTTTACGTCTCAAGAAAGAACAGCAAGAGGTCTACCTTGCTCAGGGATATCGTGATAGCAAACAACTATTATTTCGCAGCATACGGCATAACATGCTATCGAGCACGGCAATTAATAAGGATCTAAGGACGATCGAGAAGACTCTCGACATTTCCCCCGCGATTACTTTCCATGGGCTTAGACACACTCACGTTTCCTATTTGATTGCCAATCACGTTGACATTAACTATATTTCAAAAAGACTTGGGCATGCCAATACAATGATCACTCAAAAAGTCTACGCTCATCTTCTTGAAGATCAAAAAAAAGAGCAGGTATCCCAGACGCTACAAGCACTTTCGAGACTTTAGCTTGTGCACATTTTGTGCACCGGAGGAAAAAAACAACCGAAAATAAAAGGAAACAAAAATCCCGTAATGCCTTTATAACAGCATTCCGGGAAGCTATAGAAAGCATCTAGAAGCATAAAAACGGAGAGTAAGGGCGAAACTAGATCCCTATTTAATAGTAGGAAACCACATTTTGTGCATATTTTGTGCACAAAAATAAGCCTCCCTGAGCAAAGGAGGCAGAACGACAAGGTATTACAGGCTGACTAAAATTTTTAGTTGCTTACGTATCTTATTTTACAGCATTATGCCCGTGCTTCAAAGCAACAAAAATAAGCCTCCCGCCATTGCTGGTAGGAGGCCTTATAGTTACCTATGAATCAGTGCTTTAGCCTATTTTGTCCCCTTTTTTACCCCACCACAGTCAGTCGTCTATCCGTTCTTTGCGGTAAATCTGATAGAGATCGTCTAATGCTTCTCTGTGCCGTTTCAACACATCGGGCAATGCTTTGATCACCGCTACCATCTCTTTGTCGCCAGCATGCGCGTCTGGACCTACCGAAATGTCGTACTGATTATCCCCAAGCTCTTGGAGTGTTTGCGACAGCACCAAGATGAACTCAGTGAATAACTCATTCTCAGATGCGTAATGGAATCCTTCGCTCATATCCGTTGCCCCTTTTCATCAAGATGAACTTCTGTCAGGATCAATCCATCAAGCACTTCGCCAGGCTTCTTTTGAAGTGCCTTCGCAATTGCAAGAATGACCCGCGTGCTAATCTCAATGGCGCGCGCTTTCTTTGCCGCATTGGAAAGTGTCATGGAAGCAATATCACCTTTTTTTGAGACCTGATACCGTGTCGTCCCTTGTTCTTCAAGATACGTGTCTAGCAGATTGCCATGACGGACAGGATTCAGCACACTCTCAACGTCTTTAGGGTCAATGACAGCCTCGCGGTACTTGCTTACCGCCTCTGATTTTTGCTTACCTTTGCCGTACAAGACGTTCATTGCATCGACAATGCTAGGCTTGCTGCTTTGCGCCTCGATTTCGGCTTTGCGCTTTTCTGAATATTCATATCCGGTGACTTGTCGGATCTCGTTGTGCTTATTGCGGCGAATTTGATAAGTGGCGTAATCTTCTTTTGATGTTCCATATTCCAATCGCATAGCCGCTTTTTCTTCATCTGTCAACTCGTCATATGATTTGATGGCGTTTAGAATGATGCCACTTGAATGTCGTTGAAATACTCGCATTTTTCTTCCTCCTATTGTTTAGGCAACCAAGACACTTTTTGGTGTCCACATTTCAATGCCGCCAAAGTCTGTATCGAAGCGAATCAATTGAGCCTTTTCGGTTTCGCGCACAATGCTGATGCTTGCTGTGTGGCCGATAACTGCATCAGCTTCATCTTGACGCAGGTTCTTCATGATGATCCACGCCGGGACACCATACACATTGGCGTTGTGATCTCGTTTTGGTGTGACCAAGCGTTGTGCTGCGGTCAAAACAGCAACATCGCCGAAGCGCTTTTTGTCATACAACTTGACTTGCCGCCACACTTCTTTGAGCGCGATGCTTAAGGCAATTTGGTAATCACCAACTTCATCAACGATTTCTTGTGCAATGGCATGTGCTGTTTTCATCATATTACGCTTGGTCATTTTGTTCTCCTCCTCTTCTTTACGTTTATATAGTACCATATTCGGTACTAACATACAATCATAAATGGTATTATTTTTTAAAAAAGTACAACAAAAAAAGCCCTCCACCCGCGTTAGCGAGCAGAGGACTATTTGTTACCTGATATACAGGCTTTCGCCCGGATAGATCAAGCTGTAGATTGACTTGCCATTGTTAGCGGCTAACGTGTACATGCTAATGCCATACTTGCTGGCAATGCTCCAGAAGCTGTCACCATATCGAACCGTGTAGTACGTGTGACTTGATACGGCCACTGAATAGCCACCAGAGACACGCAATACATCGCCTGGGTGAATCACACTGTAGATTGACTTACCGTTGTTAGAAGCCAAAGTATACATGCTCATGCCATATTTGTAAGCAATCGACCACCAACTGTCACCAGACTGAACCGTGTAGGTAGAGCCATAGCTTACTGACGGCACGCTGGTCGTTGTCAACAGCTCAACATTGCTACGATTGATCCAGCTCATGATGCCACCAAGCAATACGTTAGATCCGGATACTTGCTGAACAGTGTACGTCTTGCCCTGAACCCAGCTAGGCATTGCGACACCATTAGCCCAACGGGTTGTGCCGAAGTTAACCTTAACATTATCGCCAGCTTTGATCTGGCTAAGTGTGGTGTTGTTGGCTTGCTGGCCTGCTTTTGTCGCTGGTGTGCTCGTAGCAGGCTTAACATAAGTTTTACCACTACCCGTTGTCGTGCTACCGTTGTAGCCTGAATCAGTGATGCCAGTTAGATCAACGTTACCATCAAGGCCGCCAGCGCGATAAGTTGAAGTGAACTGGAAGATACCTACATTGTCAAAACTAGGGAAATAATTGTAATTCGGTACGGTAGTGACATTGTAATCAGGATATTCCGCGAGCCATAACTGATAGCGGCTGGCAATCTGTGACAAGTTGATGTGGTTAACCAAGAAGCTCTTATAACCGTAGAGCATTGGCGTGTACCCAGCATCGCGGATATAGTCGAGTGCCCACAGCAAGGTTGCCGTGTTGGTTGATCCGGCCTCATAGTCAAGCGCAACAATCGACCCTTTTGGTGTTTGAATCTCAGGCAAGAAATGATCTAGTACTTGCTTGGCCAAATTGGTGTTGTCGATATTCTGCCACCAGATATAGGTGTGTGCCCGCTTACCAGCCGCAATCAACGATGCAACCTGTGTCTTGTAGGTGGTTTGCTCGTACGTGCCGTATCCACTGTATCCACCAATTTGAGAGATGCCGAACTTGTCAGTGGAATAACCAAAGACACCGTTATCTCCTTGGTACCGGCTCCAGTCGACACCCTGATCTCCCTTGGCCGCATTCACCTGCGATGGCAGGGAAAAAGAAATAGCCGCCAAGAAGGCGACTACCAAAGTAATCAGTTTAGTTTTAAATTTCATGGTGCCCTCCTTATTGCTGTGGAGCAACAGAATCCGGTGCCAGTTGAGCCTTAACTGCATCTGCGGCCGCTTGAGCTGCGGCAGCTACCTTGTCTTGATTAGACGCTTCCTGATCGACCGTCTTTTGCGGATAGGTTTCTGCTAGGCTGTCTTTCAAATTCGCATAAGATTGTTCAACCGCGTTGGCAATTGTCTGCTCGTCCGCTTTAGTGAAGCCGAGTGACTTCAGACTGTTCTTCACGGCTTCAATTGCGGCCGACTTCTTAAGTTCCCCGCTGAGCTTATCAGTCACACCAAGCTGTTCTGCCGCCGTTACCGCAGCATTTGCCAATGGGCCTAATACCTTTACCAAAGTCAGCGTTTGCTTGTTAGCCAGCAACTGTTTTGAGATCCAAGCCCCAATGATTGGGACTGCTGCTACTGCAAGTGATACTAAAAGTTCTGTCCAGTTATTCATCATCATTATCTCCTTTAATGCCTACATGGTCTTCCAATCGAGTAATCCTAACCGAGTGACTGCCAAGCTCATCATCGTGTGTCCTCAAGTGTTGTCCCAAGTCTGCCAGCGATTGTTCGTGCAGTTTTAGCTGACGATTAATTGTCTCTGAAAGCACTTGAATATCAGAGCGCAACGGATCTAAGGCAATCTTTTTGAACAGCCAACTGCCCGCGCTCACGCCTACCCCGATGATTGATATAACCTCTGCCCAGTCACCAATCGTGTATCCCAAAAATGTCACTTTCTCACTTCCTTCCACAAAAATAGCCGCTAGCTTTTGCTGGCGACATAGTTACTGCCTGTGATTTGTTTGTATTGATCTGGGGTGATCATTACCGGTACATAAGGTGTTAAATCAATCCCCCAACTGTAAAGTAGTGCACACTGATCATAATTAGTCACTTGATTTCGCCGCCTTCAGCTGTGATACTTCAAGAGTTAAATTTGCGAGTAGCTTCTGTTCTGCGGTCGGTGTCACTTGATTAGCCGCTTTGTCTAATGCTGCTTGTTTATCGGTATCTATGACAACAGTACCGTCATCAGCCAGCTTTGAGGCGCCAATGGCAATCTTTTTCAGCTCTTCAGGAGCGATCAGGATGGCTTTCTCATCATCAAACGGCGTTTGCCACTGAGTGCCGTCCCAAAATTCCTGCTGGTAGCCAGTGATATAGCCATCTTCATCAGTGCTAAAAATGGCTTTTACTTTGTCAACTTCCATAGCAACCTCCTAAACTGCGTATACCTCAGTCATAACCGCTTTAGCTGGATATCCTGTTGCGTTTTCATCATTGCCAACAATATGCCTATCGTCATAAAACAAAAGTTTGTAGGTTGTACCAACTTCTCTCATTGTGAGAGTTACCCGCAAATAGTTAGCCCCAGTTGTGTTGTATACCAGTGCAGCCTTTGGTATGAGAGTGAAGGCATAGTTGTTATGCGTTGCCTTGCCATTTTGAAAATAACTCCAAGCAATGAGCCAGCCGGTTAGTGTTTGAGACAGTGGAACCGACATTGTCGCAACGTCTCCATTCTCGGGCATCATAGCACCCTGCCAAACCATCTGGTTATTATTTGCTAATTGCAAGACTTTTACAGTGTCTAAAGTGCTTGAGATATAGGTTGCACTTTTTCCCAGTCCACTAGCTAAGTGTGTAAACTCAAGAGTCCCCATTGAGATTCTGCTAACATCCATCTTCGTTGTACCGTCAGTTTGTGTTATATATGACAGTAAGCCATCGGGGTTTAACTCAGTATGATATCTTTGACCATTTGGATTACCCTTAGTATCTTCAATTGTGCCATCAATGGTGTATGAAGTGCCATTCAGAGCCAGCTTGCCAGTTGACAATATGTTTCCACCTTCAATAGGAGCATGAGCGAAAGGCACGTTTATTGTTGGAGAATTAATTTCTGCGCTGTCAATCTCAATTGATTGCAACTTTTTGATGCTAAGCACTGCTTGCTGGATACTTTGGTCAATCCAAGTTGACCCATTGTAATACTGTAATGCTGTGGCATCGTTAAGCGTTGTCCCATGCCACCATAGGTCGCCTTTCTTGGGGCTTGTGGGTGTTCCCAACTGAATGTACGTGTATGGCACATCCTTGCTTCCGGGCAAACCTTGAGGCCCTTGCGGACCTTGAGGGCCTTGAGGACCAGTATCGCCCTTTGGTCCTTGCACCAGTTGCCAAGAGTAAAGTGCTGGATTCGTGCTATCGGCCTGCGTAAAGTCTGTATAACTACCGATGTACTTGCGAGATCCGGGGGTATCCAGCGAAAAGTTCGTTCTACCATCACCGCTATCGGCATAGGCAATATGGAAGTACGGTGTCTTGCCATCGGCACCCGGTTTACCCGGCACCCCGTCTTTACCATCCGCACCGTCCGCACCTTTAATCAGTGACCAGTTATAGTCACTTGGATTCGTACTGTCGCCAGATGAAAAGTCGCTGTAGAAGCCAATGTACTTACGGTTAGGGGCAGTTGTTGAGAAGTCGGTCTTGCCGTCTTGGCTGTTTGCGTAAGCAAAGTGAGCGTAGGCGGTACGACCATCAGCACCCTTGGCACCGGGCAAACCTTGAGGCCCTTGCGGCCCCACGTCACCATCAGCCCCCTTAAAAAGCGCCCAGTTGTAATCAGCTGGATTGGTGCTATCGGCTTGTGTGAAGTCGCTGTACGTGCCAATATACTTTTTGCCATCACCACCGGATACCGTGAACCCACTTTGACCGCTTACATCATTCGCCCAAGCGGTGTGAAAATAGCTTGTACGGCCATCTGCACCCTTTGCACCGGGAACACCATCAGCACCATCAGCGCCCTTAATCAATGCCCACTTGCCGGCGTAATCAGCCGGATTGTCACTTGGTACAGATGACTTGTTACTGTAAACGACTGCCATGTACTTCTTGTTGGCTGGAAATGCCGACATATTGGTACCTTTGTCGTCATCGGCATAACGTACCCAAGGCCAATACTGCACTGTTTTGGGAATGTTCTTGATTTTCTCAGCCAGTTCACGGTACTGAGCGGCAACTTGATCCGTCTCAATCAAATAATCGCCCAAAGTCGCCGTGTGCGTATCCATTGAATAACTGGACTTCAATTCAAGTAATCTTGCCGATAGATATAACCGCTCATTTTCGTCAGCTAAATGCACTGTATCACCAATATCCACATTATCCGGCAGACGCGCTATATCCGTTTCATAGTTGACAACTGGGTGATTGTGCTTCTTTAGGTCGCTCAATGCTGACTGCAAGAGTGAAGCCTGCGTGGTCGCTTCATAAGTGTTGACCCGATTGATATAGGCGCCAGCGGCATCTGGCCTTGCGCCACCGCTTAATAGCCGACTCCACTGCTGGTTGGCTACCGGATCAAGCAAGATGCCATCTGAGGTCAATACAAACCGACCATCAGGATCAGTCCATTGATAGCCAGCTAACGTAATTGGCTTCTGTTCGCTCGTGTCCCCGTCTTTAGCTTCCGGCGTGCCACCAGTTGGTGTAATCGCTGTATACAGATCCCAGATGTTACCAGAAGTTACAATCTTGTTGATATCCTTATCAACATACAAGGTGATCCGTTTATCGGTCCCAATGCGTTTATGAATGTTAATCAACCGCTGCACCACCGATGTGCCCACCAATTGAAAACTGAATTCCAATTCCGCATGGTCAAATTGCGTTGCCACCGACAAAATTCGCGCCAGTGCTGTATCTGATTCACCAGTCCATTCAAGTGTTCGCTTCAAGTCTGGAATTTCATTCAAGCCAATATCAAATCCGGAATCTGTCACGAAAAAATTAATGTATTCAGCAATACTCATTGGTTTACCGGCTTTGTACGGACCAACCGTTTCATTGATAAGATCAATGCCGGCATCTTCAGCAGTGAAAGTGGTCTCACCCAGTAAAGGATCATGGTTTGATTCCATGATGGTCATGAAAACGGCCTTACCCCGCGTATCTTTGTACAAGACATAATTGCCATAAGCAGCCATGGATTTGACCTTAGCTGAGGTTTCTGGCGTAAATAAAATGGTGCCTGAATACGTTCGCGCACCAGCTGATATCAGTTGATCATCAGTATCATTGACAATATGAATCGGCCCCTCACCAGCTGTGGCGATCCCCAGCAAGTGCCAAGAACGATCAGTGAAATAAAAATCCATTATAGCCACGCCTCCTGCCATTCAACTTGACACGTGTATGGTTTAGCCCAATCAGACTGCAAGACTTGAATCGTGTTTTTGCCTGGCAGCAGCTGGAAGCCTTCCCAGTTGTTACCGACAGTCTGTAAAGTAGGGTCTTCAGCACCATTCAGACTGACAACCCGTTTAGCCACATCAATCTTGACCACATCGCCTTCCTTGAATCGGTTAGGTACGTCTGTCCAATAGTCAACGTTTACCCAATCAAAATAACTGTCCTGCCAGCCCATATTGGCTTCGAGAACATCTGAGAAAGCAGAGAACCATACTGTCCAGCCATCAACTGGCAATGCACCAAACCCAGCAATAGTGAATGGCCGAATAACATTGCCACCACCAACCCGGTCAATACGGAAAGTTAACTGGTCACCCATTTTTGAAATGACGGCGAAACTGTTTGCCCTTGAATAGAGGTCACGTGGTAGCGCTTCATGAAATAGCATTCGCGCATCGTTTCCGTCATGTATCTTGCCTTCGAACATAACTTGGTCATCTGTTGTGCTTTGGTCATAAAGTGCCAACGAAGCAACGATTTTGCCTTCGTAAGTCAAATTGAATTCAACTCGTCCAGCCCAATTTGTCATGGTGGCAAAGCGGATTAGATTACGCCATTCAAAGTTGCCATTCTGTTTGCCATTGGAATTAGCAGCAAGTTTGCCGCTCATTGATGGTCCGCTCCAATAGTTAGAGGGATTACGTTCCGTGTTGGGGTAAGCAATCGCATTGTCATAGCCGTCTGGGCGTCCATAAGAGAAAATGCCTTTTTGCTTATTGGGGGTAGACGGATTATCGCGATAGTTGGGATAAGTCAGCGCGCCATCATTCATCACAATGCCCTTAGGTTCATTTTCAAAGTCAAAATAGTATACCCGTTCAGACTTCTGCCGCACAACGCCATCAATCTCGCTGGGCGAACCAAATTGCAAGACTGACCCTTGATCATTGACAAAAGCAACAACCCCATTATCACCATGCATAGTTGCAGTAATAACTGGATCAACAGGATAAGTGCCACCATTGTGCACCGTGATGGTGTCGGTATAGTATTCAGGATCAGCGGGGTTAGGCGACCATGTGGAGTAAGTGGTGCCTTCCTCTAGTTTGGCCTTAAGATATTGATAGGTGCCAACATCCGTTTTTTGGAAGGCCCACGCAAGTGTCACCTCAATCTGAGCTGCTCCAGTCGTCCCCGGGTCAGGCCATGTGCAGACAATCGTGCTGCGCTGATTTGCTCCCATTTGTGTGGTCACGGGAAACCCAGCCAGTGATATCCGATTGCCATTGATATCATTCGCCCAAAGTTGGAAACTGACAGCAAAATCGGCCCGCCCAAGCAAGACCGTAGCTGCATACTTTTTCCCAACGGTAGGATTGTTGAACGATCCAAGCTTTTGAATATTCCAGCCCGACCCTGTGACTGATACTGGGTCAGCGCTTGTGCCTGCCATAAGGTTCAGCGGGATATCCTTGTAAGGCATATTGTCAAACGTCTTCGTGGCTACCGAGTGCGCAATGCCATCGGGAACCAGAAAATTAATAGTACCAGTGCCAAGAAAATAAGCCCGGTCCATATCAATCTTACCGTCAACTTTTGCATACCAAAATTCATCAGGGCGATCATCAATAATTAGCTTCTGAACACCCGAGCTATAAAGCAATGGCGCTAACTGTCGTTCAAATTCACGACGAGATAGCGCCATAAAGTCATAAGTTACTGGAATGATTCTAGACTTAAGGTGGCTTCGAACCAGCATTTCTCCGTCCGATGCACCGACAGGCTGGGTTGTATTCTCAACTTCAGAAAAAATGCCGCGGGCTGCACTGAATTGAAGAGAGGAACTGCCAATCTTATGACCTCCAAATATTAAATTTGCCACTTAGAAAATCCCCCTTCTTCTATTACTCATAATGGTGTCTCTGTTTTTCAATTTATTTATTGTTGGATACAGCCACCGTCCTACTTCACGCCCATTGTCGAGAACAACCTTGCCTTCAGGAAGAGACGGGTTACTAATCTGATAAGTTGTTAATTCGATCAGTCTTGCTAGCAAATCCTCAACACGACTATTGCTACCACTAGAAATGCTGGTAACAAAGGTTTGCGGATTCAATTGGTTTATTCTATTAGCAGCGCCTCCGAAGTCTGTGGTGCCACCAGCAAAACGTGGAATGTTCATTCGACGAGCCTTATCAGCAGGAATAACCATTGAGTGACGAGCAAGCGGAAAAACCACATTTCGTTCTTTGAACATAAACATGTTGCCATTAGGAGTGATAATAGGCTCTTGATAGTTAGATCCGGGGGCATCGTTCACCATCGCCAGTGAACTCGTTCGAAGATCATTAGTTCCGTGCTGCAAGTGAAGAAGCTTCCGAATACTGTCCGAAATATTAGCCACAAAATTGAAAGTCTTCGTGATGACTTCATTCCCACCAAATGCGCTAACTGCACGTTTGGCGGCACTTGCGGGTCCTGTCGTATTATCATGGCCTTTGAAATATTTATCTCCCGGATTTGTTCCATTAAAACTTCCGATACTGTTTTTACCAGATCCGGCAGCCCCCACAACGCTTGAAGCATTACCCATGAAGTAACGCATTGATGGGTTAGTTCCATTGAAACTGTTGACTTCGCCCTTACCTTTTTCAGCATGTGCCGTCACGTTTGAGGAATCCCCAGTAAAGTAACGTGCCAACGGATTAGTCATGTTAAAGGTATTGACCTCACTCTTACCGTGTTCAGCATGTTGAGTGACATTTGAAGAATCGCCAGTGAATTGCTTCATCCCCGGCTTGTAAGAATCATAGGAGATTAGATCTCCTTTCGCTTGCGAAGTCTTCGTCAGTAAATCATTGACGTTAGCCGTCAACTCTTTCGGTCTCGGGTGTTTGGCCTCGTATGCATCTACATCAATGCCTGCCTCAACTAGTTTGGCGCGGGCATCAGCATTATTTACCAATAATTCTTTGGTCTTTGACGGTAATTGATTCCACAAACCAAACTTGGCCACAGCGTCAGCAAGCTGTTCCTTGCCTTTGGCCTGAATCAGTGCCGTCTTAGCCTCGACTGACAACCTGTTCCAAGACTGTGCTTCAATCATGCCTTGAATCAAGGTGGCTGTTGCTTTATCTTGCACAATCATCTGCATCTGCTTAGGTGTCAGTTGGTTCCAACCGTTAACTTCATCAATTGCCGTGACTAGAGATGAATAATCACCCTTAACCACCGCCTGCATTTGCTGCGGAGTAATCTTGTTCCACAGGGCCAACTGGTCAAGCATGTCAGCGAGTTTACCCTCGCCCACGGCTTTTAGCGTTGTGTACTGATCTTTGGGATCGAGTGACTGCCACACGCCCAGGTTGAATAAGACGTCCTTGAGTTCGTCTTTACCCTTGGCATTGATCAACGCAGTTTGTTGTTTAAGTGTCAAACCCTGCCACTTGCCAGACTGCGTCAAGATATCAATGAGTGGCAAAGTAGCCTTGTCATGAACGATCGCTTGCTGTTCTTTGAGACTCAATTCATTCCAGTAACCCATTTTAACCAGTGCGTTGACAAGCGGTGTGTAATCTCCACTGACGATGGCTTGTTGTTCTTTTGGCGTGAACTTATTCCATGAAACAAACTCGGTTATGATGTTAGCTAATTCTTTTTTACCGGACGCCCTCACTAGAGCTGTCTTCTCTTGAACGGTCAGCGAATTCCACTTGTCGGTAGAGGCCATCGCCTCGACAATCATTTGCTTAGCATTTGAGCTAATCTTGGCATTCTTTAGGTCAAATTTAAGACGTTTCCAACCGCCTTCCGTGCTTGCGGTATCCTTTAGAACTTGTGGCAGATTGGTGACAACTTTACCAGTTTTAGGATCTAGCACAAGGCTGTTCCAATCGTTACCAGCCTTCTGAACACTCTTGCTCATACTTGAATTAACAGCGGCAGCAAATTGCTTACTATCTTTGACACCCTTACTCATTGCCTCTGAATAAGCGTTCATTGCTTTTTTAGCTTGAGACGCCGTAGCACCAAACTCTGTTTGAAGTTGTTCTTGAATCGTCTTGTTGGATAGTCCTTGCGCTTTCATTGCTTGGATTGCACCAGCATAAATCACGCTCATGTTGCTTTGATGATCTTTTTCCAGCTTTTCAAGAGCGTTATTCTTTTGAGCCGTACTCAACTCAGCAGAGTTTTTGATGGCAGCATAATGTTTGCCATAAGTATCAGTCTCGTCAGCAAATGCCTGTTGCATCTGGCTGTACTGTTCCTTGGCCGCTGCTTGACTCATCCGAATCTTTTCGCCATTAATAGCCTTTAAGACATTCGCTTGTTGGGTACCGGAAATTCTAAGTGTCTTAACGGCCTCGGCTGCACTGCTCTTGCGCAAATTATCCAGAATCTGAATTTGATCTCGAGTAAATGCAACATGCTCTTTGCTGGCAGATTCAGTAATTGACCTAGCCTGTTTGGCATTAGCCTCAATTTGCTTGATGCGTGCATCGTCGGCCTTCTTCATTTCTGATGCATCTTTACGAATCTGATCAGCAGTCGATCCACCGACTTGCTTCGCCAACTTGTCGAGTGCAGTTTGGGTATTTTTGGACGATTCTTTAGCGGCCTTCGTAATATCATCAAAACTGTTGGCGATCGTTTTGGCATTTTCTTTGACAGTGTGGTTAGTGTCAGTGAAAGCACCACTGATCTTGCCAGAAGCGTCTCGCATCTTAGTTGCGGACCTATCTGCTGCTTCGCCAATGTCCGTGCCCCATCGTGAAGTTCTGTCGGCAGACTCAAGAGCCTTTTTGCCCCACAATTCCCAGATGGCTACACCGGCACCGACGACTGCTGTCACACCTAAAACAACTGGGACGATTGGCCCCAATGCCGCTAGCAAACCTGTTCCGCTCGCTGCGGCTCCGCCCATGGCCGCTCCCATTCCAGAAGCACCATCTGCTGCCGCAGCCGCTGCAGGTGCAACCTTCAGTGCTTCAAAAGCTGTCTTACTAAACCCAGACTTGAGCACATCCATTGCAGTCCCGCCAATTTTTGCGGCTGCGGATGCTCTCCCAATGACTCCCGCAATTCCAGATATTCCTTTGCTCAAAGCAACAACCGGCTTAAGAGCTCCACCGATAAGAGAACTCACTGGCCCTACAACTGCCGCAAACGCTGCAAATTTGATAATGGTTTGTTGCGTACCGCTGTCCATTTTTGAAAAGGCATTGACAACATCGGTTGCTGTTTTGATAAGAGGAGTCAGCGTCGGTAGAAGTTTTTGACCTACTTCAATTCCTAAAACATGAATCGACTCTTGAAATCTCTTCAATTTTGCGGCATCCGTATTGTTTAACTGGTTAGCAATTTTGGCAGTTGTTCCGCTAGCATGCTCAGCTTCACTGGTATATTTGCGTAGCTCACCGCCACCTGCACTAATCAAGGCATTCATGCCGGCTTGCGCTTCAGTGCCAAAAGCCAACGCTACTGCAGAAGCACGTTGCTGGTCCGTCCACCCCTTAGTGTTATTCTTGATTTTGTCAAGAATCTCTGGAAGAGTTAGCGTTCCTTTTTTGAAATCAGCAACAGATATGCCTAATTCACTAAAGCCTTCAATGTTTTGCTTAGAAGGCTTCAACAGTCTTGTTAAAGCACCACGTAATGCTGTGCCAGCAACTGATCCTTCAATCCCTTTGTTGCTCATAATACCAATAGCAGCCGCTGTTTCTTCGAGTGAAATACCAGCAGCATGAGCAGAAGGGCCGACATATGTCATTGCCTCGCCCATATCCTGGAATCCTGCTGCAGTAGCGTTCGCAATATAGGTAAGAGCATCTGTAACGCGAGACGTGTTTTTAAGCATGCCCGTTGTTGATTCTGTCTTTAGACCAAATTGCTCCAAAACGGATGTAGAAACGTGCATAACATCGTTGAAGTCATCCCCAGATGCTTTTGCTGCATTGAGAACTGCAGGCATAGCGCCTAAAGTTTGCGCAGCGGTATAGCCACGTTTGATCATTTCTGACATGCCGTCGTTAATTGCAGCCGTGGAAACGCCATATTCAACTGACCACTTTTTAGATGCTGATGCTAGTTGATCAAGTTGCGCACGATACTTGGCAGTAATCGCACCCCCATTTGTTAGCAAAGGTCCCATTGCTTGAATCTGGCTGTTGAAATCAATAGCAGATTTAGCGGCTGCTACAAACCCAATGGCAATTGGAGCAGTTACTGCCTTGGTCATCGTTGATCCGAAACTAGTTAGCTTAGAGCTTGTCTTTTCAGTGACAGACGCAAACTTTGATGCACCATTTGATACTTTAGTCCAACCGTCACTTTGCAGCGCAATCTCTTTGCGTAAAGCTGCCATTCGGTTCTCATTTTGTGCAGCAGCGGCTGCAGTTCGATTGTACTGTGAGGCGGCATTAGCTTGCAGTTTTGTAGCTCGGTCAATTTTTTCTTGTGATGCAGTCTCGTCTTTGTTAAGTTTCTCAACTGCTTTTGAATTTTCCTCATACTGTTCTCGCTGTTTCTGAAGCTGAGCTTGATAGTTCTTAGACTGGCGGCTCAATGTGTCATAGGTTGAGCGCATGTTGTTGATAGACTTTTCAGATCCCTTAAACGCAGCATCTTGAGCCCGCAACTCAGCGGCGGTTGCTTTAATTGAAGAGTTCAAAACTCGCTGGCTCACTTGAAACGGATCAATGTTCAAACTTACGGTGGCCGCAATTTGTCCGAGATTTCCTAACATGTTTTACCTCCTTTCATAGAACTAGAAAAGGAACGGAAAGGCCTTGTCGATCGTGGTCTCCCGTTCCTCGTAAATCTGGTTAAGTTTTTCAATATCGCGGAGCGTCATAGCATCAACGTCAGCTAATCGGTAGCCTTCAGAGAGCCTTGCTTTGTAGAAGTCGTCAAGGTTGCTAATGGCTTCTTTGACGTCCGCTTCGGTGATTTTTTTGCTGTGTCCTTCTTATCCTCTTCACCGTCGCTTAGAGAATCGCCAATGGCATCATTGATTGAATCCAACGATTTCAAAGAAATAGACGAGCCATCAACAACATCATCGGTAGTAAACTGGTTTTTCCAGAAATCAACCGCAAATTTGGCTAAGTTTTTCTCGTTCTCATCGTAATCATCGTTTGAAGGGCCATCTTTACGGTTTAGCATGCGCAGCTGTTGTTGCTGCACTTTCAAGGCGTTCGTAGTATCACGTAATGTTGGCTCTCCATTTCGTGTGAACACGCACGTTTCGCCTTTGATATTTAGTTTAATTTGATATGCCATGCTTAATCTCCTTAGGTATAAGCCGCCCGCTGTTCGCGTATTGTGCATTTACAAGGCGACGAGTTCATTGCTAAGCCACAGTTACAGTTGCGGTGGCAGTTTTACCACCATCGTCAGTTGTGACTGTTACAGTTGCAGACCCTGCCTTTACACCAGCCACAGTTCCATCACTGGAAACGGTGGCAACGGTAGGATCTGACGTTTTGAAAGCAACTTGTTTATTTGCGGCATCAGCCGGATTAATTTGCACTTTTAGCACTTTAGATGCGCCAACCGCAAGGTTAATCGAGCTGTTCTCAAAGCTGACACCGACTACACTTTTGGGACAGTAGTTGAGACAATAGTCGCGTCTTTAGCTTCCTTAGGGAAAACATATCCGTGGAACTTATCAAAATCGAATCCATCGTTGTCTTCACGACCAATTAACACAACATTGCCGGTGTCTTGGTCCCCACGAGGAATAAATGAGCCTTCGATGCTGTCGGCACTCGGATCTGGTGTGCCGTCAACAGTCTTGGTATCAACGTTCGGAAGTGAGAACATTCCCTTGAGCATACCAACCCAAACGTACTTGCCATTTGAAAGCTTTGTGCGGAACAAAGTTGCGGCGTAATTAGGGCTAAGGTTCTTTGGATATACTTCAACCCCATTAACAACCTTAATGCCAAATAAATCAGACTTCATCTGTGAATCCACATCGTACATTTCGATTGTTTCGGTTGCTTCTGTGATACCACCAGAAAGAATCAAGTACGGGCCATCATCAGCGGACAACGTCTTTTGCTCTGTTTTAATATCCAATTTAACACTAGATAAGCCTTGAATCTTTCGTGTTTTTTGTACAAAGTCGTCATCACCGACAACCCCGTATTCAAAGGCCGAAGCCCCAAATTTTGCTAACTTCTTATTAGTTGTTACAGCAGTCTCTGCCATATTAAAAATCCTCCTTTAGGAAATTAAAAAGGACTAGCCAATCGGCAGTCCTTGAAACTGAAAGTATCCTGTTGTCATGCGAAGGGCTGAGGTATCACCATCAACGTAGGAGTTGCGATAATACCTTTCCCAGCCAGCCGCATGTAGTGCTTGATATATCTGTGTTTCTATTTTTTCTTGTTGATCCCAGTCCGTTTTACCCACCCAAAAATCTACTTGTACTTTCGGATACTCTAGAATCCTAGAATCGTCAGCATAATCAGCAGCATCACCGGGCAAAGAAGTGATTCTCACCCATGGAGCTAGACTCTCGGGAGTTGCGCTAGTCTGGTTATTGAAGTCTGGAGTGCCTATATACACCTTGTCAGCAATATCCAAATTGGCTGACAGGATGTCATAAACACGTTTTTCAGGTGCCATTACATCCCGCCTTCCTTCAAGTGGCTTAGGAAAGCAGCGATAACAACTGGCCGCATGACTTCTTGGGTTTCTTCAATGAAATGTTGCGGGTCCTGCATTGAAGTGCCCGAGTTTGGAAAGTGAGCACGCCAGCCAGTATCTTTACCATATCCAACGTCTACTTCTGTTAAGCCGCTCGTTTCACGGACACTTGAAAGCTTGATGTCATCTCTCAGGTGTCCGCTCATATCAGTCTCGCCGTCCCACTCAGGCGTATTGCTTTTTAGCTTGTCGGCAAACTTTTGTGCGCCATCTCGGACAGCCGCTCGAGCCTCTTTTGCAACTCCAAATTGGAGCTTGTTAAGATTAGCAAGCAGTTCAGCATCCCCTGTGACTTTTACGCCCATCAGCTCACCACCTTTGCCGTAATCGTTGTCAGATCGCGCCTCTCGTAATCAGGATCAAGACCCGTGATTTGATATTCCTTCCCACGCCACTGAATTCGCCAAGTTGGTTGGATTTCCTCTGCGGTCAAAAATCGCACTAAAAAAGTCGGGCTGTCTTTGCGAGTGCCCAACTTCGTCTGTGGATCATTTGCTTCTCTGATTGGTATCTTAGGAACTTCCGCCCAAACCGTCATATGCTTAACGAGCACACCATCAACCGGAACTCCGTTAGCTTTTTTTGACTCATAGCTGACGAACGCAATTCTTTCAGTCATTCGATTAGTGCGCATCAGGATCACCATCCTCTTCCGGCAATTCTGAGCGAAGCTGATTGATGATATTTGTGGTTGATGTTTGCAACGGAAAGCGCATGACTTCAGCACCCATACCTCTGTAGTCATAGTCTTCCTTGACTTGCTTCATAAGTGCTGTGAAAAAACGGTCACGTACCTCGGGATTAGACAGGTAGTCTTCTGGCTTACTACCGGTTTTGATGGCTGCGGACAGCTCCGTACCTGCGTCATTAATTAAAAGCTTAAGCATGTCATCTTCAATGCCCTGATCGACTTTGACATACATCTTCAGCGTTGCAAACTGCTCATCTGTCAGAAGCATATCATCAGCCATTAGCCTTCACCACTCATTCAGTTAGTTTTGATTCCCCTACTACGGCCTCGTCGGCCTTAGGGGTTACTTTTTTGGGGCTGTGTATGTGAGAAAGTAGCCAGCTTTTTGATCAGCAACAGCTACACCAAAGCGCATGCCAGCTTGTAAATATTGGCCGTAAATCTGATCATCAATCCAGCGAACCATGAAGTCTGCGCGGTTAGCAAACAGAATTGCCCGCTTGATGTCACCCAAAAAGGCGTGTGCTTCGCCTGCTGCACCCAAAGTATCATCAGATACAACAACAATCGGCATACCAAGAACGCTCTTGCCAGACGGGGTCAAGATGCTGTCTTGCAGCAAGTAGCGGCCATTGCCATCTTTAACTGTGTCCAAGAAATTGTAGAAACTCTGTGAAGCAATAATTACACGAGAATACGCAGGGTCTAGATCAACGTTATTAATATGCTTCAAATCATCAACGCTAGAGATCGTCTTGGCAGTGAAGCCTTTCAGTAGAGTTGCAACAGCACCGTTGGTCGTATTGACCTTAATTTGTTGTGCGTTCTGGGCAATCAGGCCAACCAAATCAATTGCGGAGTCGTCAATAGATTCCTGTGAAACTGGAAGAGCCTGACGATACGTTTCAACAGACCAGTCGATCGATTTGAAGTTCGGTTTTGCCATTGCTGGGTTCTTTTCCAACTCGGCAACAGTAGCCATCTTGGTTGTAGCATTTGCAACTGTTGGGTAAGTACCCTTTTGTGTGGAGGCTTGGAATACGTTCGTGAAAGGTTTCAGATCAACAACAGTCTGCAATTCACGTTGCGGGTTGTTGCTGATGGTTTCCGGAATGGTCGCGGCCGCATCTGCTGACTTAACACCTGCATTTACAGCATCACTGGCATCGGTAGGACTGCCACGAAAAATCGCAAATTCACCAGCTTCTGTCTTTTCAAAATTGACGCCATCAGTATTACGACCACGAGTATGCAAATAAGCATTCAGTGCATCGCGATAGCTATGCTCTTCCGTATGATCGGGCTTCTTCCCACTCGGCTGTTCATTGCCTTTCAACGCAGCCTCGTATAAGTCACGTTTTTCTTCAAGATCTTTGATCTCTTTGCCAGCTTTATCATACTTGGCACGAACGCCTTCGGCCTTCTTCAGGTTTTCCTCGGAATCTTCACCTTCAAGTAAAGAACGAAGTTCTGTCTTCATAGCTGGCAACGCTGAACGCTTTTCATCAAGTTGCTTTTTAACAGCAGCTAATTTTTCATCTAAAGTCATCTAGTGACCCTCCTTATTTTTTGTACAAAAATAGGCACCGATTATTCGATGCCCTTGAGCAATTCCTCTTTATTCAGTTGATAAAGCATCTTGCGCCGCTTAAGTTCCCATTCTGGCGGCTGATCTAGCGCTTTTATCTGTTCCAACGATCGTGCTCCGACCTTTACCTCAGTGTCTGGATAAGCAGGTGTTGTCACCGGCGAAACATCAAACAGATGATCGATGTTGTTGATTGTGCGCTCGTATTTAACCCCTCGTTCGCTTGACTTTTGCCACTTTTGCGCGTCTTTGTCTGGCGCAATCGTAAATGCAAAGCTTGACTGACTGATAATCCCTTGCCGGACGTTTTCTAGTAAGTCACGACCGAGTTGTGTATCTGGTGGCGTCAGAGTGTACTTAAGTCCAGTGTCGTCAATGGTCAGTTCCAAATTAACGCCAGTGCGGCCTAACACTTGGTTTTGATCATGGTTAAATAGCGCCACGACATTGCTCATATCAGCATTGTCGAGCGCATGGCGGTCAATGTGCTCACGAAAACTAAATTCACCGCCGCCCATGATTTCAGATTTCCGGTCAAATTTAAGCGCATAACCTTCGATGACAGTTGGATGTTTCTCATCCCCATCACGAATTTGCATGGGTGTCGCTGTCATTCGCAGCTCCTTTGTCATTAGCATCACCTCCCTTCAATTGCGATGCGTGTTCAGCTTGATATGCTTCCTTTTGATCAAGGAACACTGTGTTAAGTGTCGACTGAATACGATCCATGTTCGGGTCTTTTAACGGTTTCTTTCCAAGCTCCGCACGTCCCTCGTTTCCAGTCCACAGTCCGCCATTAACTGCTGTATTGACGTCAGCAATCGGCAATCCGTTTACTGATTTTGTGTCAAAGCCAATGCGATACTGATGGCGCTGGTTGTCATCAAGCAACTTTAGTTCAAACTCGCTTGTAATCGGTTCAAAGTAAAATGGAAGATCATTGCGAATATAGTCATCAGCAAGCTGCTTAACTGACTGATTGGGACTATTTTGGGCTAATCGATACGCTGGCACCCGTAAAGCCTTCGCAATCTGCGCTGTTGAATAGTTATTGCTGTTAATCAGATTAAGAACGTTGGTATCAACTTCCAACGGCTGATAATCCATCGTCGCGTCAACTATAATTGGCGATCCAGCATCAGCACCTGCCTGTGCCCTTTCAAAATCTTCACGAATCTTCTGGCGTGCTTCGGCAGATAGGCGGCTCTCTTTTGCTTTGATAATTGAGCCTTTCAATCCGCTCTTGAAGAACTTTTGAAGCGTGGAAACACCGGATTCTTGAAGTCCAATCTCATCACCTAAGGAAAGTAGCGGCGAGCGGCCCATGATGGTGTCATATGAAAAGAACTTCCAATGAATAACATCCTCAAAACTGCAAACTTTTTGAACACTTGCGTTGTATGGTGTGAATCGATAGACAAGATTCTCGGGATCGCTTGTGTCTACCTGCGTTTGTGATGGCGCATAGAACTCAAGCAAGGCTGGTGTGTTGGTTTCCGGATCACGGACAATACGTGAATAAGCATTCCCTGTCAGAATTGCGTTGACCATCATGGAGAATTTCCACTGGTATGCTGATAAACGTTTGTTAACCTTTGTATTCATCAGATAATCAATGTCAGACAAGTCCATCACTTCATCGGTTGTTCTGTCAGTAATCACTAACGGGAACCGGCTGACGTCACCAGCGACAATTGATACTGCTGTTAGCACATCAGAGTTGCGTAACGCTGAAATCCCAAGATAAGCCCCACGGAATGACGGAATCACCCCTGAATCAAGCAAATTATCAGCCCAATGGGGATCTGCTTCTGTTGCAAGTCCTCGAAATAGCTTCATTCATCTCACCTCCCTTCGTTATCAGGAAGCAACAGAATAAAGGCGAGAACAAACAACAATCCGCCGCAAACCATGAATCCAGTAGGCCTATTGATCAAAAAAGCCCCATATCCAGCTAAAATGAAGCCTAAAACAGTGGCAATTCCAGCCATATTTGCGCCAAGAATTCTAAAAAAGTTAGCTAGTTTTCCATTCACGTTCTCACCTCCTAAAAGCCAAAGTCGTCACTAAACACACGATCGTCGTCCAAATAGTTGTCCAAGTCTTCTTTAAAAGCAATCGCATAAGCATCAAGCGCGGCGTCAATCATGTCAATTTTGTTCGCATACTTATTCTTATTGATCCGAACCCCGTTGTTGTCAGACATCAACACTGCATTCATTGCCGCCGCTTGCATAATGCGGTTGTCTGAATGCTTCACACGGCCGCTGATAATGTCATCGCGGAACTGTTTGGTTGGCATCGACAGTGTAAGTGTCCCCTGACGCACGTTAACCAGTGTCCATTCTGGATGATTCTTCTCAATTGCCGTTAGCATTGGTCCAAATTGATAAGGGTCGTACATGATACCTTGAACATCTAAGTCATTACGTTCAATGAAGTCTTCGAGCCATTCATATACCCGATCGTTGTCGATGATACCTGACTCTAAGCTGCTGATCTCTCCTTCGCCGTGTTGTTCAGCAGCCAAGTAGTCAATCCGATCCGTCTTGATTTTGTTATCAATTCCGCCTTTAGAAGCGACAAATGCATAACCATCGAGCCACCACCAGCCTTCTTGCGGGATTAACCAAGTAATGGCAAAAAGGTCGCTTGTACGACCAACATCAATACCAATCCAAGCTCTTTTGCCGCGAATATCAGGCTTTTCACTCAATTCAGCATCCTTCCAAGCATCGAAGTCTAAATAACTATCTTCAGTCGCTTGCCGCCAAATGTTGAAATTCTTGACCAGTTTTGCATTTAAACTGCCATCAGCACGTGCTTGAGATAGCTTTGTGGTCAAATAGTCGGTGATCTGATCATGCACAATATCAACGTCAAGTAGCGGATTCGATTTAATCCAAGAATTGGGGTCATCAACCTCTTGTACGTTGTCTTGTTCAGCAATGAATGCAAAATAGCGTTCTGCCGTTTCTTCACCGGACAACACCTTTTTGGCATATGGATAATTTTGTTGAAACATCGGCACGTTCATGTCGAATCCAGCCGTTGAAATGATGAACGTCAGATAACTAGGCAGTAACACCTGCCCTGAGGCAAGGGTTTCAATCATATCTGTTGTTTTAGCGTTGGCATATTCGTCAACCACCGCAACATGGGGTTCATAGCCATCGACAAGTCCTGTATCACGAGAGAACGAACGAATTGTTGATCCGTCGTCTAAATTGACAAGTTCATCTCGCGTAATCTTAACCATTCGTTTGATGCCTGGGTCTTTCCGCATGAGCGCACGTAATCGGTCTTTTACCATTCCGAATACAATGCCGGCCTGCTTGCGATCATTAGCAGCGGTATATAATTGCCGTTTGTTGGCTGGATTCTTTCCGAACAGAAACTCATACAGAATGACGCCAGAAATCAAAAGCGACTTACCGTTTTTTCGTGCCATCGAAATGAACACATCGGTAAATCGCCTTATATTTGGATCATCTTTGTCAACCCAGCCATATATACTGCCAATAATGAATTTTTGAAACGGTGCTAATGGTTGTGGTTTCCCACTTTTTGGTTCTGGCAGAATCTCCATAAATTTAACAGCTTTTCCCGCTAGATTTGGATCATATCGCCATCGCCAATCTGTTCGTTTCAAGTCTTCTTGATGCCGTTTCACCGCGAGATTAACTGCCTTAGAGGTAATAAGACGACCGTCAAGCACACGTTTTATAAAATTTGGCATTGGATCTTTAAATTTTGACAACCAGCATCACCTCCATCGCGTCTAGCCAAAAGTATCAATGATTGAATCGTTATTCTGTGCTTCGGTCTTAGGCATGCTCATCTGCATCCGGCTGTTGACATTAAGGCCAAGATCACTGGCTAGACTTTTAATATTTGCTGTGGCTTTATTCAAGGTGCTAATGTATGCATAATATTCATCTTGATCTCCATTCTTTAAAGCCAATTTCATGTTGACCGATGTGTTTTTGTAAACCGAATACCATGTACAATAGTTTTCCAACTCGGCGCGATCGAGATTTCTAAGTGGTAAGGTCCCCAAAGATTCGATGATTCGCTTGTATTCTTGTTTTGCGACTGGGTCAAGATGATTAGGCGGTGTTACCTGAAGTTTTGGAATGCCATCTTTGGCCATTAATTCCGCATGTAGCTTGGCTTCTTGCCGTTCTTTGGTCAAATCACCCTTAGACATTTGCAACACTTTGTATTTTCCAGCCATTTCCCACTTCACCTCCTAATATCTATATAAAATGGGCTGAGTTTACCCCTGCCGCCTTAAAAATCGTTACAATTTGGGGTGCAAAAAAGAGGCCGACCGTT